AGATCGAGCTTGAGCAAAAGATCGCTCAGTTCAAGCTGGAAGAGGCGAAGAAAAACGAAGAGACTCGTGGCAACTTCGCTGTTGAAGCTGCGCGTATCCGTGCAGCAAAAGTTGCTGAAGCAGAAGCCGAGGCAGAGAAGAAGCGTGTTGAATATCGCAAGAAAGAACAGCAAAAGGCTTTCCAATCAGACCTTGAGGCGTTTGAAAAAGAAACTGAAGTCAAGTGGCGACTCATGGACGAGCGCAACAAGATTTTTGCTGATGCAGAAAACAAACTTGAGGCGCAGCGTTTTGCCAAGGAAGAGCTTGATGCTAAGTTCTCTTTGATTGGCGCTACGCAGAAAGAACTGGACATTGCAAAGGCTCGTATTGAGGCTCAAAAAGAACTCAATCAATTGATGCGTAGCAAAGAGTTTGCTGGCATGACTTCTGAGGACCAAGAAAAAGCCAAGCAGGTCTATGAGCAGACGTTGCAAGCAAAGATTGCAAACATCGAGCTTGCTGAGTCTCTCCAGCGTGTTCAAGGCATGTATGACGCTGTGTGGTCGAACATGTCTTCTGCCATCGAGAACTTTGTCCGCACTGGCAAACTGAGCATCAAGGATTTCACGAAGAGTGTGATTCAAGACATGCTCATCATGAACATGAAGCTGCAAGCCATGACGCTTATTCGAGGTTTGCTTGGCTCGTTCATGGCTGGCTTCAATACAGGCTCTGTTGGAAACGCAGCAACAATGGCTCCGGGCGGCGGTTACTTTGCTGATGGTGGCGATCCACCAGTCGGTAAGGTTTCTGTTGTCGGTGAGCGTGGTCCAGAACTGTTTGTGCCAAGGACTGCTGGTACGATTGTTCCGAATCATGCTCTTGCAGGCATGGGCAGCACGACAAACGTCACGAACAACTACATCAACGCAATTGATGCCAAGTCGTTTGAGCAGCGCCTGCTGGAGAGCAACCAAGCCATCTGGTCTGCAAACCAGTATGCTACGAAGAACATGTCCACGAATTTCGGGAGAACTTGATGTCTTTCCAAACGATCTTTGAGAATCAGCAGTCGATGACTGTGAACAACCGCAGGACGGTAGGCCAGCAGGTCAGCCGTTCTGGTCAGGTTCGTGTGGCTCAGTACCTGACTTCCGTGCCGTGGGTGTTCACTGTCGTTCCGCACAACTACCTGCCATACGCAACGTCACGCGACATCATCCAGACGATTGACAATCTGGACCGTCAATTGCCTGAAACGATTACGTTCAGCAGCGCAAACCTTGCTTGGTTCACTGAGTATCAAGGTGATCTGACTGATGCTCAGGCAAATGCTCTAACTCTTGCAGCAACCCCAACAGCAAACTCTCAGGAAATCGCTGTCGGAAACTTGCCAAGCGTTCCATCGACTCGATATGTATTTAAGGCTGGCGATTTTCTCCAGCTTGGAGACTACACATACAAAGTCACTCAAGATGTTCAACGCGGGGTTGACACTACTGTAAATGTCACGCTTCATAGACCTGTAATTGGAACTCCTTCGACTGGTACTTTGTCCGGAGTTGGTACGGCATGTGAGTTCACAGTCTTGGCAGAAAAGTGCCCAACATATACACTTACACCTGCGCCCGGTGGAGCTTTTGTCAACTGGGATGATGCGTTCGTCTTTAGAGAGGACATTACAGGATGAGTACAACAATGACGGCTCTGGATAGCCCGTCTATCCGACATGCCGAATTCATCAGGCTGACAATGCCGTCGAACGTCTATACGTTCTGCAACGCTGCTGCTCCTATAACCGTCAATGGAATTGGTTTCACGAACCTTGGTAGCCTGCTTCAGCTTTCCGAAATCAAGCGCGACATCAAAGCAAACAGTTCTGACCTGAACATCTCTTTGACTGGCGTTGACGGAACGAACGTAGCCATCATCCTGAGTTCTGAGATTAAGGGTTCGCGTATCGAGGTTTGGCGTGGATTTCTTGATGCCGACAATCAAATTATTGAAACGCCTACGCAGCAGTTTTTCCTGCGCTATCAGGGCATCGTTTCAAACTACTCCATCACTGAAGACTGGAATGAGCAGGCACGAAGCCGTGTGGCGACTGTTGGCATTTCCTGTGCGTCTTTCAGGACCATCCTTGAAAACCGTGTTGGCGGCGTCAGAACCACTCCAAAGATTTGGCAAGCGTTCTATCCCGGCGACAATAGCATGAACAGGGTTCCTGCGATTGCAGGCTCCTACTTTGACTTTGGTGGCGAACCTACAACTGGTAGCCAAGCAACGACAGCAGCACCATCACAAAAACGATTCGGACTATGATTCGCATTGCTACAAGATACGACATTCCAAGACTTCTTGAGATTGTCGAGGCGTACTCAAAAGAGTATCCAATCGAGACTCTTGGAAGAACACACTTTCACATGCCAAAGTATGTCGAAGAGCTTTTGTTCTCGATCATTCAAGGACGTGGATTTATTCTGATCGACAAGCACATGACAGGCGCACTGATTGCGCTAAAACAAAACAATATCTGGTGTCCGGGAGTTGTAGAACTTCACGAGCTTCTGTGGTGGGTAGAGCCTGAACACAGGAACGAGATGGTTGGTGGAAAACTCTGGCTCGAATACGACAAGATTGCAAGCAAGATGCTGAAGGAAGGAACGATTCATTGCGCCTACACCTCAGTGTCTGCAAAAGGACCACTGATAAATTATCCAAAGCGCGGATACAAGGCTGTCGGCGCTAGTTTCGTGAAGGAATAAAAATGGTCGGGTCAATGATTGTGATGGCCTATTACGGGCTGGCTACAACAGCAGCATTTACTGCTGGCATGTATGCTGCTGCGTTTGCCATTAACTTTGCCGTTTCCACTTTGCTGTCTCGTGCGTTTGCGCCAGACATGAGTGCAGACCAAGCTGTTGATAACGGTGTTCGCCAACAGGTTCCTCCTTCATCGACAAACAGCATTCCTGTTGCCTATGGCGATGCCTACATGGGTGGATGCTTCGTTGATGCTGCTCTCAGCACAGACGCAAAGACGATGTACTACGTCTTGGCAATCTCTCACATCAGCCCGAATGGTCAGTTCTCGTTCGATCTGACTGACATGTACTGGGGTGATCGAAAAATCAGTTTCGATGGCTCTAACCAAACAAAGGTTGTTAGCCTGACAGACGGAGCAGGAAACGTCGATACGAAGATCAGTGGAAACTTGTACATTGCTCTGTACACATCCACTGAAGATGGCGTTATTACGTCTGCAAATGGCGCTTCATTGCCTTCTACGTTCATGGGTGGGTCTGATCTTCCTTCTGAGCTTCGTTGGGCTTCTACTAACCGTCAGATGAATGGCCTTGCGTTTGCCATCGTCAAGATGAACTACAACCGTGAAGCAGAGACTACAAACATGCAGACTCTGACGTATCACATCAGCCACTATCTTAATGGTGCTGGATGCGCGAAGCCGGGTGATGTTTGGTATGACTACATCACGAACCAAAAGTATGGTGGCGCGATGCCAACAGACATTGTTAATGCTTCGTCTGCGACTGCTTTGAACTCGTATTCTGATGAGTTGATTCCGTACACTGATTCTGTGACTGGTCTTGAGTATCAGCCACGTTATCGTATCAATGGTGTCATGGATACAGGGCAGTCATGCCTGAATAACATCAACTCTATCATGATCGTCTGTGATTCGTGGAATCAGTACAACGCAGCACTTGGTCAGTGGAGTATTGTCATCAACAAAGCAAACACTGCATCGTATGCTTTTGATGATGACAACATCATTGGTGAGATTCGCGTCAGTGCTTACGACATTACTAGCAGCGTGAACCAGATCGAAGCTGAGTTCCCAAGCTCTGAGAACCGTGACCAGTCTGACTTCGTGTACTACGAGACTCCTGCTGAGTTGCTGTATCCGAACGAGCCGATCAACAAACAGTCCGTTCAGTTCTCGATGACGAACGATTCTGTTCAGGCTCAGTACCTTGCGACTCGTATTCTTGAGCAGGCTCGTGAAGACTTGATCGTCAGCTTCAGCACTGCCTACGTTGGCATTCAGGTCGATGCTGGCGATGTCGTCACCGTCACAAACTCGAACTATGGATGGTCCAACAAGCCATTCCGTGTGATGCGCGTTTCTGAGGTTTCCTTACCTGATGGCAACCTTGGCGCTTCATTTGAGTTGAATGAATACAACGCTCAGGTGTATGACGACAAGGACATCACAAAGTATGTTCCTGCTCCGAATACAGACCTTCCTGACCCATCGTACTTCGGTCCTGTTCCTGCACCTACTGTTGCTTCGAGCTACCCATCTGCCGCAGTCCCGAGCTTCAATGTCCAGCCGTACATGACTGGAAGCAGCTTTGCAACGTACTCTGAGATTTGGTACTCTGCTTTTGCTTCTCCTACATCGACACAGCTTTTGCTTGGCGGCACGACTGCGCTTCCGAGCAATGGCGTTCCGTACTCTGCTGGACAGACGCTTCCAACTGTGAACCTATCGATTCCTGCTGGCGATTGGTATTTGTTCTCTCGATTGGTGAACCCGATTGCGAACAGCGAATACTCTCCTGCATCGACTGTGTTCAAGTGGCGACCAACCACATTCCAGTACACGGAGCGTTGGCTTGCTGTGGCCTATGCTGACAATGCAACTGGTACGTCTGGGTTTAGCCTTAATCCTCGCAACAAAACATACTATGGGTTGTTCAACAACACCACTGCAAACGGCAGCACAAACCCTGCTGATTACACATGGTACGAAGGAAGTTTCGGCTCTGCAAACTATCTGTTGATTGCAAACCGCCAGAACCGCAAATTCAGTTTTGCTGTTGGTAATGCAGGCTATGCAAACCTTGGTGGTGCGTTCGTTCCAACAGAGACTTCTGTGTACGACACGTCTGTTTGGGGAGCTTTGGTTGATGGACAGAATTACATTGATCTTGATGCCCGTACAGGTCAATTGACGAAAGCAGGATCAACCGCAATTAGTTCTGCTGATGGACTTTTGAGTGTTAACAACAACACTGATGGTTCGATGATTGTCTCGCTTGAGAAATTCTTGAACTTTGGTGCTGGCGTATATACAAAGACGTTCAACACAGCAACATTGACGATTGACGTTTATGGTCGTGTGGTTGGATTCACTGAGCCTGATAATTTCTACTACACAGAAGATGTCTTCTCTGCAACGTCTGGTCAAACCACTTTTTCTGTAACAAACACAGACAACATTCTTGTGTTCCGTGACGGTATCCTTGCTGACACAACAGAGTATTCGACAACATCTTCTACTGTGATTCTTGGCACTGCTTGTGCTGCTGGAGAGATTGTTGTTGTTATAAGTATGAGGGCTGTGAGTACAGATCAGTACTACGAAGACCTTGGTGTGACAATCAGTTCCAGCACAACAAATACTGTGACTTGCGTTGTTCCTCCATACCAGTGTGTTTCTGTTGGTGATGAACTTTGCTTTGCAGCTACTCAGCCAGAAAGTGCTGATACTCCAACTGTTTATACAGTCCAGTCTATCGACATCACAAACCACATCGTTACGTTCACTACGACAATCTCTGGAGCAACAACAGGATATGGCGTGTTTAGGAAACGTGCTGCTGGTTCTGAGTACGCTCCATTCACACGATACACGGCTGATCTGACGGCTGCATCTTCATATACTCCTGCAAACTTCCAGTTCAGGAATGGTTTTGAGATCATCTATCTGAATGGCTGCAACTTCAGTGAGATTGACTATGACCTGAATGAAAACACGATTTCAGGCTTCCCTTCTGCTGCAACTGGTAAGATGACATTCATCATGTTTGCAGAAAACAATTTGGGCATTCCTTGCTCAAACATTACAAACACTCCAATCTATTCAACTGATGGAGCTTTGTCGTACAACTTCCAGAGCAATCCTTTGGCTATGGAAATTTATGCAAACGGTGCTTTGCTTGCAAAAGGTTCTTCGCATGATTACACGGCAACTTCTGCAACGTATTTGCTTTCCTCTGCCTTCAACAACAACTTCACCTTGCTAAACCAGCAGACATTTGCTAGGATTGGCGCTGCATAAGGACTTGAAATGACACAAGCCTATAACCTTTCGCAACTTGCGAATAACCTCAATTCAAGCGGTCAGTTGGATGCAACTGACGGCCTTGTAAACGCCGTTCCTGTTGCTAACGGTGGAACTGGAGCTTCTTCTGCTTCTGCTGCAAGAACAAACCTTGGTGCAGCAAGGGGAGCAATGAGTTTTTTCTCTTTTGTGGAATCAGGAACAAACTTGTATATACAGTACAACGGAACAAATGTTCTCGTGATTGATTCTTCTGGTAATTTAACTGCTGCAAACAACGTAACGGCATACGGGAGCGTGTAATGACACTTCCATCATCTGGTCCTTTATCCATGTCCGCAATCAATGCGGAATTTGGGCGCGGCAATAACCTGAACGCCTATCGAGGTACAACGTGGTACACAGATGCCGGTGGCTCTGGCACGTTCTCTTCTGGGGCCTTGTCCTTTAGCGACTTCTATGGGAAGCGGGCAACCTCTCCCACATTCTCATTCACAATATCAAGTAGCCAGACCAATGCAAATTTGAGAACATTGGCGATCAATGCAGGCTGGAATCAATCTTCTGCGCTGGTTGCGACAATTAGCTCTGGCGTTTATATCAGCAGTAACAGTACAGGAACGCCATCGCTCACAGTAAGCGGTTCGTTTCCGGGAGGAGTTTCACTTACCAACAACGGATATATCGTAGGTATGGGCGGTGCTGGTGGGCGAGGTTATGACGCTACGGTTTCAAACGGTTCTGCCGGTGGTGGTGGTGGAACCGCACTATCTGTTTCCGCTTCTATAACGATCACGAACAACGGGACTATCGCTGGCGGTGGCGGTGGCGGTGGCGGAGGCCAAGGCTGGTATATTGGCGGTAAAGCCAACTTCGGCATGGGCGGAGGTGGAGGCGGAGGAGGGCGCTCAAGTGCTGCCGCAAACTCGTCTGGCGGCGGAGGCGGTTCAAATTACGGCGGCTACATTGCCTCGGTAGCCGGTGGGTCTGGAACTGTTTCTTCACAAGGCTCTGGAGGCGCTGGTGGACGCAGCTCTAATAACGTGTATCGCGGTGGCGATGGTGGCAGCGGCGGAGGATGGGGCAGCAGTGGATCGTCTGGAGGAGTTGGTGCTGGCAGCGGAGGAGCAACACTTAGAGGTCCGGCAGGTGGCGGGTCTGGTGGTAATGCCGTGTCTGGTAACGGGTATGTTTCTTGGGTTTCAACTGGAACCCGCTTAGGAGGTATTTCATGAGTAACATTGCGTACACATACGAAATTGTTTCTGTTGATGAGCAAGCAAAGTGCATGGAAGTTGAATACTCTTCAGAAGGGTATCAGACCATGCGTGTCGGTGCGCGATTGCCGTTTGAAGGCGAGTCTTTGGATTCTGTTATCCGATCCTTTGCTCCTGTACAAACGTGGGCTGAGTCTTCTCTGTCTGTAACAGTTCCTTCGGTTGGTCATCGCGGAAGTTTCGACCCTACATATGAGGTAGAGGCAGTTCTTGGCATCGAAACAGAAGAGCAAAAACAAGCCCGATTAAACGCGGAAATGTGGGCAAAAATTGCTTTTGAGAAGCAAGTGGCAGAAGCTCTTGTGAAGTTTGGAGTGCTGGCCGTTGACCCGACAAGCATTGAGGTAACTAAGCTGTGAGCTATCCAGAAACAAAAGTCGTTTGCGTGAGCAATCTTTGGATGCGCCAGATGCACTTTATAAAAGCAGGAGATAAAAACGAGGGCCACATCCATAACTTCGACCACATCACGCACTTATCAAAGGGGAGTGTTGAGGTCGATGTGGATGGCCAAAAAACAGTTTTTGTGGCTCCGCACTTAATCTACATAGCAAAAGGCAAGCGGCATTTTCTAAAGGCACTTGAAGATGGGACTGTCGCTTGTTGTGTTCATGCACTTCGGCACGGAGAGCGTGAAGAGGACATAATCGACCCAGAAATGATACCTGCTGGAGTCAAAAACCCTCTTGATGCTGGAATTTCAAATCCGTTGTAATATATTCAACAAAATTAATACAAGACAGTATCCGTAGCCCTGCGAGATAGCAGGGAGCGTAACCACCCGAGATTTGGGGAACCAAATGGCTGTCTTTAACAAAAATACACTTATTCAAGTGTCGGGGTTCGACAACCCCATCATCGCTGGTGAACTGGTCTATCAACAAAAGACCTACTGGAACCTCGTGTTCACAGGCTCTGGCTCCACTCCTGTTGACCTGACTGGTGCGACGATTGACGCTCAGATCGTTCGACGCTTGCTTGAGAACATTCAAGATAGTCGTACCGGACTGACGTTCGACATCTACGACTATTCGCCACCTCCAACTCCTGTCGATCTGACAATCGCAAACCGTAACGATGCTGCTGGCTCGTTCACGCTTGTAATTGACCAGACAGCATGGGATGTGATTGCAGGCGATCCTGAACTCGACATCTCTGCTCAGAGTCCAGTTGGTTTCTCTGGCCGAATCAAAATTAGCTTCCCTGCTGCTGGTGGAACGCCTCAAGATGATGCAATCATCTTCCTGTTGTTCCTTGTCCGTTCTGACGGCGTTGTGAACACCTCTGCTTCTGTTTAAGGGGAAATCATGGCTAATTTGAATGTGACCGTAGTTGACGGCAACAATATCAACGTCCAAGTAACGCCTACTCCAGATCAGGTCATCAACATTGACCGTGGTGTTGCTGGTAACGGTATTGTCAGTATTACGCAGACTGACATTGGTGATTACGCATACCTCGACATCGAGTACACCAACGGTACGACAGAGCAGCTTGGCCCGATTGGTGTAAGCAGCGCCATCCTAATCGACATTGAAAACAATATGGTCAGTATCACGGCTGTTGCCAATGATCTGACTGTCATCAATGATGTATATGCAAACCTTGCAGCCATCAATGATGTCGAAGCAAACATGGCGGCAATCATTGCTGCTCCTGCTGAAGCCGCTGCTGCCGCTGCAAGTGCTGCCGCTGCGCTTGTTTCTGAGACAAACGCTGCTGCATCTGAGGCTGCTGCTTCTGCTTCTGAAACTGCTGCCGCAATCTCTGCTTCTGCCGCACTTGCTTCTGAAAATGCAGCCGCAGTTTCCGAGGCAAATGCACTTCAAAGCGCAAACAACTCGGCTGCAAGCGCCGCTGCTGCTCTTGTTTCTCAGAATGCTGCTGCTTCCTCTGCTGGCGCTGCTCTTGCATCGCAAAATGCCGCAGCATCTTCAGCCGCAGCCGCACTTGTATCTGAAAATGCAGCCGCTGTTTCAGCCGCTGATGCCGCAACAAGCGAGGTAAACTCTGCCGCTTCTGCCGCAGCAGCCCTTGCTTCTGAAAATGCTGCTGCTGCAAGTGCTTCAGCCGCTGCTCTGAGCGAAACGAATGCCGCATCTTCTGCCGCTGCTGCTTTGCAAAGCTCTATTGATGCCCAGAACGAAGCAGACAATGCGGCAACTTCTGCCGGTGAAGCTGCAACTTCTGCCGCTGCTGCGCTTGCTTCTGAAAATGCCGCTGACGCTTCTGAGGCTGCTGCCTTGGCTTCTGAGAATGCCGCTGCTGCTTCTGCTGCTGCTGCTCTTGCTTCAGAGCAAGCTGCTGCTACAAGCGAAACAAACGCAGCGTCTTCTGCTGCTGCTGCGCTCGTATCGGAAAACAACACTGCCGCACTGTACGATAACTTTGATGACCGTTATCTCGGAGCAAAGAACTCGGACCCTTCCACGGATAACGATGGAAATCCTCTGATCGACGGAGCTTTGTACTGGAACACTGTCACTGACCGTATGCGTGTCTATGACGGTGCGACATGGAATGATGCTTTCGTTCCTTCGACTGACTTCATTGCAAAGTCTCCAACGGCCACGGATAACGCTCTCGTGCGTTTCGATGGCACGAACGGTTACACGGTTCAGGACTCTCTGGCTATTGTTGATGACAGTGGCAACATGAGTGTTCCGACAGTTGCGACTGATTATGTTGATCTGAATAACGCAACCACTGCACCAACGCCTGTTGTTGGTCGTATGTTCTGGGATGCTGAAGACAATACCAAAACTGTCAGCATCAACATGGAAGGCGGCTCTACGCTTCAGGTTGGTCAGGAACAGTACTTCCGAATCAAGGCTTCTTCTGCAATTCTTGATGGTCAACTGGTTATGTTCACTGGCACTGTTGGTGCTAGTGGCGGTCTGACTGGCGCTCCTGCCTCTGGTATCACTGCTGATACTGCAAGCTATATCATGGGTGTCGCAACTCAAGATATTGCTTTGAACGAATGGGGTTATGTAACCAACTTTGGTATGGTGCGTGGCATCGACACGACTGGTGGTGGCGAGTCTTGGGTTGATGGTCAGATTCTGTACTACAACCCGAACGTGGCTGGTGCTTTGACAAAGACAGAGCCTTCTGGTCCTAACGCAAAGGTCGAAGTTGCTGCTGTGGTTCATGCTGCAAGCAATGGCTCTTTGTTTGTGCGTGTACGTTTTGCAAGTACATTGGACGGCCTGTACGATGTTTTGGCTGACGCTCCTACTGATGGTCAAACATTGGTTTGGAATAATACTGATGGCGTATGGGAGAACTCCAACGCACCAGTGCTGAGTGGCGCAACTGGTCTTCCATTGACGACTGGCGTGACTGGCATCCTTCCAGTGGCAAACGGTGGTACAGGCGCAGCAAACGCATCTGACGCTCGTGACAACCTTGGCCTTGGAACTTCCGCAGTTCTGAACGCTGGTGTAGCAGGTGGCGTTGCCACTTTGGATGGTAGTGGCACTGTTCCTCTATCGCAGATTCCTGCTTCGCTGCAAGGTGCTTTGAGCTATCAGGGAACTTGGAATGCATCCACAAACACTCCAACAATCACATCTAGTGTTGGCAGTAAAGGCTACTACTATGTTGTGAGCGTTGCAGGCAACACAACTATCAACGGCGTGTCT